GCAACACCTGGGCAATGACCTAGCTGCATCATATATGCCATCGATCTCATTAGAAGATTGTCTTCAGATGTCTCTTTAGTTCCATTGGTGACTTCAAATCTTCTTTCCATTCTACTAAAGTCTGGACCCATCTCGCACGTACCATTTTTAGTTTTGTATACTAACATACTACAGAAACCACCCACTTCATCTGAAAACTCTGGTTTCACTTGCATATTGTGCCATGCAGCACATTCACTTCTAAAATTGATCAAATCTATAAACCCTCTTATCAGTATTAATATATCATCACCTAAGAAGAGAACCAGCTCAATCTGATCACGATTCTTTTTGATCAATCTTGAATGCATAATCATATTGACTAATCCATTCCCTAGTGCTGTCGTTGCTTGTCCTGTCAACCTCATCGCGTCCATAACTCCTGCCAGATTCTTACCTTTAAATCTCCAATGGTTATGAACCTCTCGCCAACTACTTAACAAGTCCGGATCCACACCTAAAGCACTATATATACCAAACTCTATATCAATCATTGGTTGATCTGTCGATCCATCCATTTGTGTTATGTCATTAGAAAAGAACCTGACATCATCTTTGATCAATCTCACTCTGGCTGCAAGCTCATCTGGAGTACATCCATCTGCATACAATATTTCTTCACGTAATAGTGATTTAAACCTTTCTTTCACTTTCTTAAAAACTGGGGCGTACAACGCACAAATGCCTTTAGCTTGCCACATGATAAGTCTGACTTTACCATCCCGTAAATCCTCTATTGGTTCAGCTTTTAACAGAGATTCTATTTTACTATGAACTTTAATTTTGTTTATTTTGTGGATGGACAATCCCTCTTCTAGTATTTGTCTCACTTCGTCAGCTATAGATATACAATCAGGTCTCTCTCCTAACCACTCCAATATAAGGTCATAGTCATAGGTCAATAGGTCATTGGAAAAATCAGATAGTACTTTTTGATGACCGGCTCTAAAGCAGGCATCCAGAAACTCATGTACCGCAACATCTGGACTAATTGTGTTTGTTCTTATTGTTTTAGATCTACCAGGTCTAGTTGCTACAGCATTGAATTCTTGATAAGATGTTTTACTAAAAACTGGTCTACTATAGATGGGATACTTAGTCATAAAAGTCTTCTTAGTGACTATGACATGAGTGGGTACTTCCGAACTCCTTATCTTTAGATCATTCTCCGGCATTTTCCTTTCCAACCAGTCAGTGTAATCTGAGTTGTCCCACATGTTATACACATGAACTGGTATTTGTTCTTCCAAAGTTACTGATCGGTCAAATAGTGTCACCGACTTGTCTGCAGGCAAGTATGGCATATATGGTCTATAAAAAGGAGAGTCAATTCCATCAAATACGTTGTATTTGTTTACCTCCACAATCGTCGCCATCTTGAATGCGGAGAAATCTGGTTTCAGTGTTTTCAATGCCATCCTTTTAAGATGTCTCATGTCTTCCGTCGTCTCTGAAGTCCTCGGTAAGTCCCACCATCTAG